GGAATTTAAGTTTGAACACCGATTCCCATCAGTGTGTTTTCTAGTCTACATTCATGATACTAGGATAGCTTGGTCCTCCGTAGAAGCCGGGGAGGAAGTGATTGACCGCTCCTTGAAGGGCAGACTTCGCGAAACGCGAAATGAGTCCACCGAAAGTAGAGCCGGCGTGGGCACCTCCGTGCTTCGCCAATGTGTTCGCAGCGGCCGTCAAAACGTGAGGTTTGTGAGGCGCAGCCGCGGTAGCCATTGTTGCGGTTACCTTGCCCAGTTCAATCTGACACTCCAAATGGTAAACCACTTGGGCGAGGACCGCCCCATTCTTAGAAACGGGCCCCCCCTCGTAGCGGACGTGACAGTAGTCCCATACGGGCAACTCTGTGATCCACTTAGTGTAGCGTTTGTACTGGCTCCCGATCGGGCGCGAAATCCAATGGATGTCGTCTTCCGAGGCCGGGAAAATCTTAATATCTTCATGCAACCCCCCATTCGTGATGAAAGCAGCTCCTGTCAGCGTAGGATCCTCGGGGCAAGTGATTATACGAAAATAACCACTGCGGTCCGTGGGCGGGAGAAGGTTGGTAACCTTCAATCCCCATCCCACAATCCTATAGCTGTCAAAAGCTCCTTGATACGCAGCCAAGTCGGTCAGCGTGTTGGCGGTACCCCAAGTGGTAACACCAGCACTCCCAGAGACTGTAGCGTGGTACGCCACGTTTCCAGAGACCTGGGGGCTGAAACGACAATCAGCTCGTCCGTTAGCATCGGTATTCATGGTGAAAGTGTCCCTAATGGTCACTGCCACCGACCGAGTGCTATCGTCGTCCGGGATCTTGGCTCCTACCGCCTCCTCCGAGAAAGGATTGGAGAGGGCGATAGTGTGCGCGTGATCACCGGGTGTGGGCTGAACGGCCATGGAGTTCTTAGCATTCCTGCTCGGAACTCCAAAACGCATCGGCACTGGGACAGAAGACTTCTTCTGAGCCCGACGCCTCGCGTTGCGCGATTGGGGTTTGCTCTTCTTGGTTGGCATTGTAAGAGATATCAACGTTGCTATGTATGTCGTTTTGTCCCACCGTCGTCTCCACAGTGGTGGCATTCGACTCTGCATAGACAGTCTCAAAGATGTTTCGCAACAAGTCCCTCTCTTCATTGTGTCTGGTCTCATGGACCGCGGCACAATACTGCTCGTCTTCCACACGGGCGAGGAGACAATACCGTAACAACAACTTCTTCCACGAGGTAAGTGAACACGCGCCGGGGCGGTCCCGCCTATACCTGTGGCTACAGAACTCGTAGTCGTCAGCGGTATGGTACTCTGCGTACCTGATGGTAAAGCCCAATGTCTTATACCTGGCCACAACATCTACGCCTTCTGGAAAGACTTCCAGACAGTCGTCGCCGGCCGCCTTCGCACGAAGGGACCCTGCAATACGACTGGCGTCTAGGCGGGCCAAGGTATTGAACAAAGTGGTGAGGTAGGATCCTGAAAGCATCCCACCTGGCACCGGGCGTTCCACGAGGACATATG